CTTGCATCATTCCCATTCTAAAGCCCATCAGATATGTACTCTAATATCACTGATTCGCCATACATGTCTGAGTTGAAGTTAATCACACCACTCTTGGCATCAATATTAAATGTAGGGTTGAAGTTAGCAGTCTCAGTATTCAATCCATACCTGGCTCCAATACCATAGTCAAAGTACCAGTTGCCCCCCACGTTCCATCCTTCTTGACCATCGTATGGGCTCTGAGGATTTAAGTAAATACTTTTCTTTACCCCCCTCAATCTCTGTAAGTCAATCTCAGAAAACTCAGGAGATAATGCATTACCTTGTTGATCAAACAATATCTTACCAGTGTTATCCTGAAGATAAGCCAATGAAGAAAGGACTTGAATGTTCTCAGTTAATGGTCTTAGATACCCATCCTTGTATAGGTTAACCCTAACCCAGTTGACATAGTCAGATGGTAGGATATACTTAAGTGCATCATTTACAGTGAGTTCAAGAACCTTTATCTGCTTAAACGCATCATAATTCAATTCCTGTATTGCTCTCTTAGCATGAAACAAAATCTTATAACGCTCCTCATTATTTATCAACGAGTGGTTACCAGAGTACATCAACAAGAAGTTATTGACAATGTCCTCTAAGCTAACATACTGGTACGATCCCCAGTTTGCATCTACAGGAGTTACTCCATTATTTTCGTAGTACTTTTCTTGAGTGATGTATGCCATGATTATTGTGATTGTTTTTGTTCTTCAGCTCCACCAAATTGAACTGCCTCAATCTCACGTATAGACATGCCAGCGTACTGAAGAATTTTTGATACTACTTTTATTTCATCCTCTATAGGTATCTCAAAGTCTTGGTATCCTAAACCAGGAGATTGGTTGAACACAGGCTCACCATTAGTTAGTGTAGTGAATGTCCACTTAGGGTCCTTTGGATACCTGAAGTAGTTGGCATCCAACTCGTTAGCAAGATTAATGGTCGATGGGTATACAGTAAGTATACTACCTTCCTGAGTATAAGCTGGGTATGTTTCTGTTGGAGCAGTTAAGTTAGAGTTAATCAGCATGGTAATCTTACCATGAGTTACCTTAGCTGCCTCACCCTTGAATACTCTAGTAGCACCAGATGCATCATACACAAGAATCTTATTGATCATAAAGTAATCAAAGCCAGTCGTTGTTACTGATGGTAGATAATATCTGTTTGAAGCCGCAGTCACCTGGGTAAGCGTAGATGTAGTAGCGAATAGTTCAATCGCTTCCTCTAAAGCCTTTCTAACATTTGCGTAGTCAGTACCTGAAACACGAGCGTTCTCTTTATTAATAGTACTGTTATACTCAGAGAAGTACTCCTCAAATATTTCCAGCTGAGCCTGCTTGGCAAACAGGTTAAAGTCAGATGGTGAGATGTATCCGTAATTATTCTTGTTCAGAATTGCCAATACGGTATTTCGAACTGAGTTGATCATTCTAGTCTTTTTACAAATATAAACAAAAAAAAAGAGGGTGTTATTACACCCCCATTTTTAAACTTAAACCCAAAAAACTATGACTACAAATCTAAATTATTTTCTAACATTTTCAAAGCATCGATACCATCATCTGTCTTTAAGAATTGAGCAACGGCAAAGTATGGGTCATCACCATAAGAGACAGTAAGCATCTTCTTCTTTACAGAAGGTGTATTAAACCATACCTCCTTGTTATTATTTCTGAATGCTAGTAACTTGTTCTCGAAGAACACGTGGATATTTGCCTGAAGTTTTAGCATTGGATCACGTAGGATATTCAAGAATCCCTTTGGATCTCTCTTTGCATAAATCAAGATATCACGCTTAAGCTCAGATGTTGTGAATTTGTTTGGATCTTTACTGAACAATACTCTAGCAATTGTCTCCATCTGATCAACGCTAAGTTGACGTGCTTCAATCAATGCATCTACTTCAGATGTAAGTTGTTCTACTTCCTTGGCTGCATCCTTCTCATAATCAACCTGAATAAATGATAAGCCATTAAGTGGATGGTAGTGAAGGAACTGCTGGAGTACAGGGTTAGTTCTTGGAACTGATAGGAAGCCATTCTCAAATACAATTGGCTCTACAATTGCGTTGCCATCTTGCTCATCCTCAAATGGAGACTTCTGATTGATGGCATACCTTAATGCCCTGTTGACATTATTTTCTTCATCAAAGTAAAGGAGTGGATACCTTCTAGTATTTCTTGATGGTAGGGTGAATGATAAAGGAGCAGACTCTCCCTTTAGTTTGTAAACTTTATCAGAGCTTATTGATTGCTTTTTCATTTGATTAGATTAAAAGATTTAAAATAGAGGGAGCCACAGCGACCCCCTCAGTTAATTGTTACTTATTTAGTCTTGCTTTAAATTTTTTAATTACTTGATTAGCTTCCCACTTACTACCATCGTCAATTCTTCCCTTACTAATAACTTTTCCAGTTGAATCCCTCACGATATAGCCATAGGTGTCTGTATCAATTTTCTTTGGATTACTCAGGTTTGTGGTATCAACTGACATTATATATCCTTTGTTACCAATTGGGACATCCATAATTGCTCTTTTATTAACAGGCTTCTTTGCTGCAACAGCAGGAGCAGGAGCAGGAGCAGGAGCAGCTTTTCTAGGAGCAGGAGCAGGAGCAGGAGCAACAGGCTTTTTAGGAGCAGCAGCTTTTTTAGGAGCAGGAGTTCTTATTGCAGCAGCCGCAGACTTTCTTGCTGCATCTTTAATAGCTTTTTGCCGTGCATTTTCAGCCGCATACTTTGTAATCCCACTTCCTGTACCAGCACCTAAAGTAGTTATGCCTTTTTTAGGACCAGGTCCCATTACTTTCTTTGCCATTTGTTTTATTTGTTTTAAAGTTATAAAAGGAAGGGCCAATCGGCCCCTCCTTATTATTTACAATTAGGCTCCGTATCTGAACAATACGAAGTTGTTAGCACCCAAGGTACATACACAACGCTCAGACAAGAAGTTGACCTCCATTGCATCGAGATCGCTAGTCTGTGCACCACCAGCAGAACCAGTAATCCAAGTCTTGTATCTACGATCTTCAGTCTCAGAAGCTCTGTAACGAACGTGCAAGAATGGACGCTTAGCATTCTTACCAAGGATCTGATCGTACACAGTAGTAGAACCAGCAGGAACCAATAGACCAGTTACAGTACCAGTTGCAGATGCACCAGTCGGCAATCCACCACGCATGGTAGGGTCGTTCAAGTACTTCCAGTCAGACTTATAGAAGTCATAACCTCTACGGAATCCAGTGAATCCAAGATTCAAGGCCATCTTCTCATCGTTGTCAAATAGACCGTAAGAAGTACCACCTGCACCGTAGCTATTCTGAGCTGCCAACATATCATCAATGTCAAAGCTAAATGCTCTGTTCAAGAAGATTACGTTCTCTTCAATAGATCCCTGCTTGTCAAGACGAGAGATGATGCTATCAAAGTCAGATAGAGTAGTTGGGTTACCACCACCCCATACGTTACCACGATTGTTAACAGAGTAGAAGATACCTTCAGACCCTTTGTTACCATAGATAGGGTTTAAGGAAGCGTTAGCTACACCAGAGTTAGCCTCAGCAGGAACTGCTTCAATCATTGCGGTCTCAAGATAGTCTTCGAAACGTAGACGAGTCTCGTGCTCAGACTTCAAATACCAAAGGTATCCAGTCGCACCATTCTCGGTAGTTACTTCTACCCATCCAATCTGAGCCATGTCAGAACCAGATACTGCGTACTTGTCCTTGATGATGATTGGAGAGTTGTCGAAGAACTCATCTTCAGCCTCCAAAGATCCGATCATTCCTACAGTTCCTTTCTTAAATTCAGAACCATAGATCCATACTGAAAGAACAGCAGTTCCAGAGAAAGTCTGTCCAGCACCTTCGTAGTAAGCAACATCGAAAGTATCATTAGCGGTGCTAACAGCAGTAACGATACCCTTGTTAGAAAGACCTGTCGCATTATCAGAGATAAATACAGTCTGTCCAGCACGAATCGCAATAGCGGTTACGTTAGCATCAGCAACAGTAATAGTTGCAGAGTCTGCTCCAGCAGCAGCAGAAGAATCACAGTTCACATACTTAGTATGCAAACGACCTTGCTCAGCCCACTTGATCATGTCAGAGTTGGATGGCATTTCAGCTCCTACCATTCTTAGGAAGGAAGCTACAGTACGATTACCATAACGCTCGAATTCTTTCTCGTAAGTATCAGGTAGATACTGGTTCAAGAAATCAAAGTTGGTAATATAGTTAGTTGATAAAGGGACCTGCTCAGCACTTGGCTGCAATTGGAACCCAGGTGTGTTTAATACTGGCATTGTTTTGTTTTTTTAGTTGTTAAATTTTTTTAATACTACGGATTTTTAGACCCCTTCCAGAGTCTGGGGCAACCGCCTTAACTTGCATCCCACCTTTATTAACAACCTCAGGAGCTCTACGCTCAGACATATTTATATTTTTGGTCTTTCGTAAAACATCATCGGTAGCATCCGCTTGCCCTTGCTCATAAAAGAACTTGGCAAACTTCTCAGGATTCATTGCTATAGACAAAGACCTATGATATCCAGCTGCATCTTTAATTAGTCCACTGTCATCCAAGAACTTATTAACAAAGTTTAATGGACTTGACTGAGCACTCTTTAATTCTGAACCAGATGCCGGAGTAAATAAAATCTTTTTATCGTTAATGTCGAACTCAAATCCTTTAAAGTCTTTACTAAAGACCTCATCTGTCTTTTGGTCGAACCACTTACGCTTACGATTACTTTCCTCCTCTATAGTCTTTGACTGTTTTGTATACTGACGATAAGCCTCAAATTCTTCTTTCTCTTCTGGAGATAAGCCTATACCACTTGACTCAAGCGGAAGCTTATATTTATCTTTCTGAGAATTGAAATGTTTCTTAGCCTCAGCAATAGCTTTCTTTCTTGCAATCTTTACATGCTTAATCTTTGACTCATCATCTAAATCCTCATCGTAGGTGTAATCCTCCATAAGGACCTCAATGTCTTCATCGTCTAGATTTTGCTGTGTATCTGCAAGATACTCTTTAAGAAGTTGATTCTGGTCCATAGCATCGTAGTCTTTCCTAAGCTTTAGGAAATCATCAAAGCCTCTACCAGTATCCTTCTTGTAATTCAAATAAGCTGCAACATCCTCAGGCAATTCTTCATTGCTCTGTCTCTGATCCATCAACTCATCGAATGAATTGATTTGCTTATTGTATCTTTTTCCAATATATGAAAGAACTTTTTCTTCAGATAACTCCTCCTCTTGAGGAATACTGTCTTGAACCGTACTGTCAATACTAGAAGTATCCAATTGTACTTCACTGTTAATCTCCCTTTCATGCTTTTCAAGTAGCTCTTTCTCTACTTCTTGTACACTCTTGGGCTCAATCCCATCTAATGATCTTACTTTGATTTCCATTTAATTAGATTTTATGTTACAAATATATATATTTTTTTAACGTGGCTCAAACTGTGCCATGTCAAACCCATCAAGTGTGTCCTCATTAGACTCAAAGCTTAATGGAGGTAAGTTATTCTTCCTCTGATTAATCAACTTAGACTGCTCAGAATTCTGCTGACTGATTCGCTTAGCCTTAGATTCCTCCTTCATTGTATCTCTACTAGCTAGTGCAGTCTCCTTGACACCAGCTATCTGCATCTGATAATTAAACTCTTCAGCCATTAGCATTCTCTTAAGCTCTGCCTCTGCTTTTAGCTTCTCAATATCAAACGCCACCTCTGCCTGCTTAATCTGCATCTTAGATTGGGTATCCAACTGGAGCTGCTGCATAGCTGCCTGAGCAGCAAACTCTTGAGACTGCATCTGTTGCTGAGCCATCATGTCCTGCTTCTGAATCATCATCTTCTCTTCTCTCTCCTGCTTCTTAACCCTCTTCATCTTAAGTAGCTGGTTAGCAAGCTTAAGGTTCTTAAGTTCTCTAATGTCAATAGCATCCTCAAGATTAATGTCACCCTTGGACAACGCCATCTGAACATTAGCCTCTAGCTGTGCTCTCTGCTCCTCATCTGGAGATATCTCAATAAAGATACCAAAGTCATAGATGTACAAATCCTTAATGTCATTCAAGATAGACACATTATACTTACCAATCTTATTGGCAAAGTCATCCTTAAAGTCAGCGTACTGAAGTATATCAGCTACACGATACGTAAGTGCCTCAGCAAGAGACCTATAGATAAATAACCCACTATCAAGAATGTGTCTAGTAGCTGTGTTTGAGTTAAGAGCTGCAAGCTTCTGTACACCAACCAATGCATTAGGGTCAGGATTAGATCCATCCCTAGCCTCATTAAGACCAGTTACAGAACGAATCATGTCTAGATAGTGATTGTAGTTGGCAATCAACATCTGAGTCTTAGCAGAGCCTGAGTTAGATGTAAGCTGTGTAATAGGAACTCGTGCATTGTTGAACTCACCATCCTGAGTATAGCTACGACCAATAACACTACCTGTCTGGAAGTATAGCCTCAACGCATCCTCCGGGTTATAAGCTGCACCTGTTCCTAAGTCAACCTCATTCAATCCATCAGCATCAATGAACACACCATCAGGTACTGTACGTGCAATGACCTGCTGTAGTTTCAGGTGAGTCAACTGAATCAAGTCAGCGAAAGGTATCATCCTTCTCACCAACGACTCAATGGCACCCTTGTACATACGTGGTGCTACCGCTACATAGTTTGGTATAGCATGCTGAGAGGAAGACTTTGGTCTAACCATGTTCTCCGACATCTCCCACTTCAATAAGAAGTTAGTACCCATCACCATGACACCATCGTACCACACGTCAATTGTCTTCTCTAGCTTCTCAAACTTGCCTTCATCCATCATCTCTATAGGAGGATTGAACTTATCATCCTTCTCTATAACACGAGTACCTCCTCCATCAAGAATCTTCTTCTTGTAGACCATCTTCTTGGTGGTCTTGTAGTTAAAGTAAAGTAGAGTACAGGTATCTCTATAGAACAAGCTGTTCTCGTAGAACCTAGCAACATTATAATAGTCATACCAGCTCTGAGAGTATTTGGATATCTCATCCATCTGCTCACGTGTAAGGGTAGGGTCAATCTTTAGTAGCTCTGTCATAGGAAGAGTCTTTATCTCTCCCCAATAGAAGCAGTCTTGAAAGAATGGGTCCTCAGTGTAGCTGTAAACAACATTGGCAGGATCAACATAAGACACCTCAACACCAGATCCCAATAGGAACTGATGCTTAGCCATACCTACACCAATTACTGCAAGGTCATAGTCAATACGCTTGCGTGTGTCCTGGTAGTGGTTCTCATCAAAAATTGTATTGATAGCCTCCTCTTCAGCTATCTCAATCGCAGGCTTATACTTAAGCTGCATGTATAGTGATAGCTCCTCATCAGTCTGAGGAAGCTCCTCTGGCTTCGTCACAAATGGGTCAACACCAGTCTCCTGCTGTATCTTAGAAAGAAGATCCTTAGCAAGCATCTGGCTCTCAATCATGTCCTGATACTTACTTCGCTTGGCCTGAGACATAGCATCCTGTGCGTATGCCTTAACCTTAAAGAGTCTGTCATTCATGCCGTTAACGACAATGTCAACAAACTTTGGTAGGATAGGTACAGGAGTCCAGTCTAGATTCAAGTAAGACAAGTCACCATCAATCGCTAACTCATTCTTATATTTCTGAATGGACTGCTCACCACGTGCGTACAAACGCAAGCGATGAAACTCAGCCCACTGATTATAGTATCTGCAATTGCTTCCATCTTTTCGGAACCATTCGTACTGTATGGCCTGCCCCACCTGAAGACCAAACTCAGGCGTAGCTTTCTCAGCATCAGAAACAAACTGGCTTGGAAATGCTGTTGAAGATATATTTACTACGACATCTTTCATCTAATAATTTGACTTTGATTTCCAGTGTTAGCGTACTTTGCGAAATTAACACTAATTTTCGGTTCTTTTTTATCTGGTAAATATACATGTTTTTGATTTGCCATTATAGCTAACCCAGAGCTGATTGATGCATCATGCTTCGTTCTATCATTAATATCAAACTTAGCCCAGTCCTCAAGCGTTCTAATGAATGGCATTGTCCCTATCTCATCAGCAGGTCTATAAGTAGATGTCATATCGAATCCAACGAACTTCTCGATGTACGACTCAATTGCAGAGGCGTGAGCCTGCTTAACTTCTTCACTTGAGTTAGGTATACCACCAAGCTCTCGCTCTGTCTTACTGAGCTTATTTAGCACCCTGTCGGGTCTGTTCAATGAGAACGCTCTGTAGCCCCTGTTCTTAAAGTGGTACAGTATACGTGCCTTGTTGTTCTCCGCAAGCACTGGCATACCATAGAAGATACATGCCATCAGCACATCCTCAAAGAATATCTCAGCAGTCTGTGGTCTAGCAATGTACTCTAAGAAGAACTGGTTAGCAGGAGCATCGTCCATATGGTACTTAGTCATACCATGTAACGATCCATTAGATCCTCTCCCACCTACTACGGCAGAGATATCGTATGGGTCACAGCCAAATGAGCCAAGGTGTTCATTCCCAGGGTACTTCATTCCATTCCTGGTTATCACATTGTTCTGCATATTAGTAGGAGGGACCCAGCTAATTAAGAACCTACCACGCTGGTCAGGTGTCCATATAACCTTAGTGTCCTTCTCCCCATCCTTCCAATGAAACCCACCACGTGTAACCATCTGACCCTCAATCATAGAGTCATTGTAGTCTATCTGCTGATAGATCTTGGTCAAGTTAAATATGGATGACTTACTCTCGTCCCTGAATGCATGGCTCTCCGTGCGAGGGAACTGTCTATAGAACTCGTTGAGTGCATCGGCATCATTCTTCAATGAGTCCACCTCAGCCTCCCAGTAGTCTATAGCACCGTTACGTATCATCTGGTTGTCAACACCCAGGATAGGAGCAGCAGGCTTTCTAAGTATAGGCATACCGTACCTATCAATGAATCCCTCCATGTTCCACTCCATAGGTATAAATAGAGAGTATAGTCCACTCTTAGTCTGTCCATTCGCATTCCTGTTTAATACATTTGAATCCTCGTATAGCTTCTTGTAGTTGTCTCCACCCTTGCTCAATGCATTCGATGTAGATCCCATCATGCACTTGCCAATAATCTTACTACCTACCCTGAGACAGGTCTTAGTTACTCTCCAGTTGTTAAGGATATTGTTTGGCTTAGTCCACTTAGCACTCTCATCATGTGCTAAGAATAGTAGCTTCTCACCATCGTAAGAGTTCTCCTCAGTGTTCTTCCAGTCAATGGTGGTATCTAGGCCAAGCACATCATTGTCATTTGTGTTGGCCATGTTCTTCTTAGTAATCTTAGATGCTGGTACCCGGTACGCAAGCTCAGTCTTTGGCTTGTCCATACCATCCATGATAGGTCTGAAGAAGAATGGTAGCCTGCTATTTATAGGTACCACCTTGTCAGTGAACATCTTCTTAGCATCAGCACCTGTCTTAGATAGTATACCAACACGAGAGTCACGAGCAAGAGTGGCTATGTTAACACACTCTGATGATGACATGAACGAAAACCCTGAACGTCTAATCTTTAGATAGATCATACCAAATGACCTTGGGTCAGCACGGCAAGCTTCCCAGAAGATAAAGAATATCCTGTTGGCTTCACGGTAGTCTGCGTACCCTACGTCAATGCTTGACCACTGCAAGTACATGTAGTGAGATCCTGTGATGTACGTTGGCTCACCATCATTCATGAACCACATGCCATCCTCACGCCTATTGAACTCCTCCTCAATGTAGTCTACCCAGCTGTCCTTAAACTCAGTAGGCATCTCGTTCCAGTGGAAAATTGACTGTATCTTTGATAGCTCCTTTGGTAGCTCCTGTCTCTCCCAGTACTGATCCCTAACGCTCTTGCTCCTTGAAAAGCATTCTTTAGGTGCCTTAGGCAAGGCAATACATAGCCCTGAGATATTTATGATATCACCTATCTCTCCGGTCCTAGATATAACGACCATGTCGTACTGCTCATTGTAACCGTACAGCCATGTCCTTCCGCTGTTCTTCTTACTAAGAGCATTCTGAGGAACGTAGTCCTTAACGATTCGATATAGACCTTCGCTCTGCAAATCCTTGTTTGGTTTCTGTTCTGTTAACTCCCTTATCCAACATCTCAAGAGCTTCACGCTCAGCCTCTATCCTATTGAGAATCTCAAACGCATCAAAGATGGCTAACTTCTTTGTAGCTGCGGCATTCTTTAATCTATCAGCAGATAGCTCATCCTCATCATCATGCTTGATGATTGCCTCCTTAGCCACCATAATAAGCTGCTCTACAGCCTGGTGTCCTGCCTCAATTATCTTTAGCTTTATCTCTCTCATAGCTTGATGGTTATCTGGTGGTCATACATCCTATACAGCTTCTCTCCATCCACATCAAACTCATACTCACTGTCAGGCTTGAAGCAGACTAGGTCCCCAGCTCTCACGCCTTGCGATACAAGGTACTCGTTAGGGTACACCATCTCACCCATGAGTGGCTCGTGAGTGAATGGCTTCTTAATATACGAATCAATTGCTGGTATAGGTTTAACAAAGCAGTACCTGTCATAAGTGTTCCACGTGCCGTTTCTACGGTACATGAAAAACTGATCAGGCTCAATGAAGAACTTATCGTCTCTAAAAAATGCACGACCGCTCTTACGTCTACCCCTAATGTCGTTGTAGAACTTAAAGGCATTGTGGTGTACTAGTAATGTATCACCTACCTGAATAGGACCATCGTATCCGTAGGGCACCTCAATCACTTCACCATATCTGTTGGAGAACTTGTGGTCCTCCTCTGATGTGTTGACAATGAACTCAATGCCACCAATATCTTTGGTATTGTTGTACCGCTCACCCTTCACAGGTGTTACGATAAAATCAAATGGGGACTGCATTAGTAGTTTATATTGTATTCAATTGCAATAGGCATCGTATAGTTGAATTCCTTCCACATTACCACCTCCTGCTTATCGTTTATAATATAGATCCTAATTGACCCTGTATCTATGACAAACTTAATGAGATGAATCTCATGGCTGTCACCAAGGACCTTCTGCCCCACAATGTAATGCATTGAGCTGCCCTTGTAATCTGGGCCTACCGATATCTTTCTTATGTCCATTAGATTAAATTTAATTGGGGAGGTGTTTAAAACACCACCCCTAGTTGACCTGTTCCAGTGATTCGGTATACGTTGCCTACCACAAGACCCCCAGCTAGTGCAGCTGTGTTGTTAGCGTGGACAGGTACATTTGGTAGAGGCATTGATAGAATGCTTCCGATAGTATAGTTCTTAGTGATGTTGCTATCCTGAGCATCAGTACCGATTAACTTATCGCTGTGAGATAAGGTAGCATCTGTAGAGTATGTGCTTATTTTTGCCATGATTATTCTTCGGTTACAATTGGCTCAGGATCTGGTGGTACTGGTGGTACATAGTCACCAGTGATGGTTAGGTTCAGCTGTTCTGCTACCCAGTCCCATGCGTAGGAGTCCACTTCCCATTGAGTGTATGCTTCACCAGTCATGCTCAAGTTTCCTTGTGCCACTTGTTGAGATACATTACCCTCAGCTGATTGAGATAGTAGTTGATAATAGAATGTCGCACTTGTTCCTAGTGTAACATTTACAGCATAAGCGTTTAAGATAGTTGCCTCTACTGTTTGTCCGTTGTCCCAGATTGAGACAGGTTCGATTGTTTTCATGTGTTTGTTTGTTTATAATTTATGTATCTAATCTTTTCCAAGCAGTCCATGAGTTATTATAGGACCGAACGTATGTATTTGCATTGGTAAAGTGTGTAGCCATTTGTGCAACCACATTACCACAATTGCCATAAATAACTACTGCAAAAAACCCTGCTTCAGGTAAATTTGTTGAGGTATCATTCCATCTATAAAATCCAGATTTGAATTGTGTGTTTGCATCAACGGTTAATGCACCAGCTGTTGAGGAAAATGTAGCCCCCTCTATTGTACCATCTAAATAAGTATTTCCAGATACATATAATTTATAACCTGAATCCGTTGTCGTTCCAATCAGCACGTTGCCGCCTGAGGTAATGCGCATTCGTTCATAAAAAACACCTGAAACCCGAGTTAAAAATGTTAAATCTACCCCGCTACTATCAGTTGCAATTTGAGGGTTTGTACCATCAGTACCAATGTTTAAACCACCACTACCTCCGCCATAAAATTTAGCAACGGGATAAGTCATTATTGAATTTGCATTTCCAAATCCATCTACAACTAATTTATTTGTTGTAACAGAAGTTGTCCCAATCCCAACGTTTCCGCTGGATAAAGTCATCGTTGGAGAAAAAGTATTTGCACCAGTTGCTCCAAAAGATAAAGTACTATTATTTGAATGTATAAAAGGCGTCCCACTATTTACACCTATAAACATTGCAGCAGTTGCTCCGTCTGTAAATCGTGTAAATCCAGTCGTACCTCCAGTCCCTTGAACTAATAACCTTTGACCTTGGTCTGTGGTTGTTCCAATCAGCACGTTGCCTCCACTAGTAATTCTAAGTTTAGTATTTGTAGATGGGCTTATATTAAAATCTAAATTATTATTTCCCAAATAAATAGCACTACCTACTCCTCTGCTATTATAGATTTGTAATGTAAAATCATTTATATACTGAATACCTCCATCTTTAGCTGAACCCAACGAATCAAAAAGTAATTGAGAACCATTGCCAACAACATTTACTTGAGTAGTGTTTGATTGTATGATACTATTACCAAGAGTCGTGCTACCAGTAAAAACAGGGATTGTTCCGCTTGTACCCGTACCTGTTACTGGGTTAGTGAGGGCACCTTGAGCACCTATGTCTGAGAGGAGTTCTGCGCCTGTACGGTATTTAATAATCCCTGTGTCTGAGACTAGGAACTTATCAGTATCAGTAGTAGCATTAGCAATAGTGTTTACATCTAAGCTTCCTGCAATGCCCACATCCCCATTGGCACCTAAGTCAAAGTAGTTTATTAATTCCGATGTCCCCGTATTCTTGCTCATTAGTTCTTACTTTTTAATTCGTCTAACTCTGCTTTCAACTCTTGAATAGCTTTGATTAATGGTACTACTATGTTAGCATATCTTACGTTTTCTACTTGACCTGTTCCATTTTCATTTTCATAATCAGCTAGATATGAACAAACTTCAGCTACTTCTTCAGCTATTAAACCAAGCATAACCCTTTCAGGATATTTATAATAAGTTTCTTTATATGTAAATGTTCTTGGCTTTAATGACATGATTACATCTAATCCTCCTGTCCAATCAATAATGTTTTCTTTAAATCTTTGTGATGATGCAGTAGAACGAGCTAAGTTACCATCAGTAGCCGTAATAACAAGGTTTGCAACTGATGCTATTGTATTATTATATGGGGAAACTGATGCATTCCCAGTGTAAATAGCTCCATCATTTCTAACTCTAAATAAAAGGATTCCATTACTGTTATCCATATAAAGTCCAGCATTTGAACTTGTAGCATCACTTCCCCTAACAAACATATTTCCAGTTACTTGTGCTTTCCAGTTACCTTGGTCAGTCGTTGAGCCCATAAGAACACGACCAGTACTAGCTGTCAATACAATTTGATTACTACCGGGAGTTGCTTCAATTAGTATAGGTTGATAAGAACCTGCGCTTCGATATGAGGTTCCTATTTTAAAAGCACTTCCTGTAAATCCAAAATATGCTACGTTATCCGTTGAGTTCTGCTCAATTTGCAATCCACCTCCAGTTGTCCCGTCTGCTGTTTGTTTAATTAAAACTCTTGTATCAGTAAATCCTCCAAGTGTAGATGAAGTTGTAGTTCCAAGCAGAATGTTTCCTGCTAATGCTTCAGTTACTAAAGCAAATCTATTTGTAACAATGCCACCACTTGATGGGTCATCTGTTCTTCCAATATAAATTCCATAGCTGTTTGTTACTGTTACATTTGGCTGAACTACAGGAGCACTAGTTTTTATTGCATACATATTAGCAATAGTATAACTACCACTACTTGGTGATAATCCTACCATTCTAACGCCATATCCCACCATTGTTCCAGTAACTGCACTTTGTACTCTTGCATCAGTGTAGATAGATGTTACATCTGTACCACTCATACTTACACTTCCTCCTGCACTAATTGAACTACTAAATGTAGCTGCGCCTGTGGAGGCAATTGTAAGTCTAACTGATGGACTAGAATTGTTTGTTGCAGTAGTTAAAAATTCAATATACCCATTTGAACTTTGAGAAAATAAATTTATTCCACTTGCTGCTTTTCCAGTATTGTTATAAGTTCCAGTCACTGGATTTCTTACATTGGCAATACACAATACTTCAGCAGTTGGAATTGTAGCAAAATAACCTCCATAGTTTGAACTTCCAGTTCTAACAAATGAATGGTTTGTTCCATCAATTTGTAAAGTAGTATTATTGCTTAATGATTCAGGACTAAGTGTACCAATTCCTACATTTCCACTTCCATCTATTGACATTCTGTAGGAAGATGCAGTAAGGGAATAAAATCTTAAAGCAGCTTGACCAGCTACTGCGCCTCCATCGCTTTGAATAACCCAACTTGATGCAGTGCCTCCTGAATTTGTTAATTGTAAACCACTGGCAGTTGCAGAGCTAGTAATTGTAGCCATTGTGGTGGTTGCTCCATTAACTTGCAATTTTGCTCCATTGTCAGTCGTTGTACCAAATATAAAGTTACCTCCACTTGATAAAGTAAATGGCTGATTGGCTCCAGTACCTATGTATAAATTACTTGCAGTATTTGTTAAATAAGCTAAAGCTGAAGATTGAGCAGCATTCCAAAAAGTAATTTGACTTTCACCATTAAGGCCAGCCGTTCTACCAACTAAATCAAGAGTATAAACTCCAGCTGGTGCTTTAATTTGAAACGTACCGTAACTAGCATTTGGAGTTAATCCAACACCTACTTGAGTACCATTATCAAATACTAAACTATTCCCAATCGTGCTTGTCCCTGTAAACTTTGGCAAGTAGTTAGTCGTCCCTGTTCCAGTCACTGGGTTAGTAAGTGTGTTCTGCTTGTTATTAAAAGTTGTCCAATCAGTTGAAGACAAGTAGCCATTAACAGAAGTAGTAGCTACAGGAATAGAAATAGCAGGAGTTGTACCACCACTTGAAACAATTGGACTTGTACCTGTAACACTTGTAACATAAGTACCTGCTGCCTGCTTACCATCCAACTGAGTCTGGATAGAGCTGGTAACCCCTTTCACGTAGCTCAGCTCAGTCAATGATGGGTAGGTAGCAGTGGTTAAACTCGCTATAGTTGTGGAGGCTGTGAAGTACGCAAGCTCATTAGTAGTACCACTTCCTGAGATGCTGTTCACAATCCCAGAGGTGTACTTAATGATGTCCACAATGTTGTTTACCATTGTAGGCGTAGTCAGTACTACGGTCGTGCCGTTGGTCGCTGTAAAGTCAGACGATGTCAATCGAACACCGTTGATAAACACATCTACAAGCCCTACAGTGTACCCACCCGTTACAGTAAATACAGTTTGTAAAGATGTAGCTATGAATGTCTCTATCTCTCTAGATGATGGGTTGACACCTACAGTCCATGAACGGTTTGCTGTTAGGTCATACGTAACACCATTAATGCTTAATGTCCTAGCATCTGTTACAGGGTTGAACCCTAATGCTGTAGTGACATCAAGGCTAGTCAACGTAACCGCTCCTGTTCTAGTGTTGAAGCTAGTAACTCCTCCTTGGTACTCAGGGATATTAAGAACACCTGTAACGCTACTATAAGTAGCAGGTCCACTAGTGCCTGTAGTTGTTAAACTAATCGCTGATCTACTGCCTGATGTTACTTGTCCAAGCGTAGCAAACTCATTGTTATTGACAGCATTGCTACCGATCACACGACCCTTGAAGTTAGCTACAACACCTGCTGGTAGGTCCGCAATGGCTCCAGTCGCAGGGTTAACGACACCGTTAGTCTCTCCAACAATAATGCTTGAAGCGAACTGCTGCACGCCTGTGTTGTATGCGTAGATAGGATATCTACCACTTGGATTGCTATTGTAGTAGCTTAGAAGGTTGTCATTTACAGATACGCTTACAAGTCTTTCTCCTGTAACTAGTACACCTCTAAAGAATGATATAGGGGTAGTTGTAAGTCCAGTTCCACTTCCATTATTAAATGTATTGACAAAGCTCCATGTAGCCTCACCTGCTGGTGCTAACTCATTCTGATTGTAAGCTACCTTCAGCCCATATAGAGTATCTGTGCCAATCTTAAAGTTCAACACATCACCGCCCCTCATAATGGTCTTGAGACCTGTAATAGTTTGGTCAGTAGCTAGTGTTACGTATCCACTCAAGTCAGTGGTGTAGTTAGGAATATTTAATGTGCTTCCTATTAATGTAGCAGGGCCAACTGTACCTGTAGTGGTTAAGTTAATAGCGTTCTGTTTCCCATTGAATGTAGTCCAATCAGAACTGCTCAAAGCACCTCTATTAACAGCACTTGCAGTCGGAAGATTAAAAGTATGGGTATCAACTGCACTTAAAATATTAAAGTCCGTACCACTGGTTCCTGTAGCAAAGTATTGAACCTGTGCAGTCAATCCATTCAAGGCAGATAATCCTGTAGTAAACGTGGTTATAACTTCACAAAGGTGACCATTCTCGGTGTGTAGAGTAATGGTTCTAAAGCTAGTAGTAACATAAATTCGAATCGCAAGTCTATCCGTTAAAGTTAGCGTTGTCTGAGGTACCGCTAAAGCACTATAATAAGCTTCAATTCTAGTTCCATCATTAATTAACTTAGGCGAACCACTATTGGATGCAATAAGTGTAAATGTAGTTCCATCATACTTATACAACTCAATATAAAATGTTGGAGAACCACCACCACTTGATGCATTAAAATATGTTTCAAAGTTCCAATTGCCAGCAGGAATAGATAATAATGCAGGGTCACCTGCATCAGTTAAAAACGATGCAATATATCCGTTTGTATTTCTATTAAAGTCAGTACCTGTTCCAATAATCGGAGTCCTATTCATTTCGTAATAAGTCACTCCACCGATTGTTCCTTGATTTACAGAACCATTCAAATAATAATTAACAGAAGCTCCACCTCCGCCACCGCCACTTGGTAGTGTAGCCAAAGCTCCATCCCCCCTAACATATTGAGTAGCATTTCCTGCACCTACAACAGTTAGTGTACCAGAACTTGTTACAGGACTATTAGATACAGTAAACGCAGGAGGCATACTAAGTCCTACACTTGTAACCGTTCCAACACCTCCCCCAATGTCAATCAGTAGCTGAGCACCTGTTACATACTTGATAACACCTGAATCTGATACTAGGAATCTATCTGTATCCGTAGTAGCATTAGCAATTGTGTTAACTCTTAGACTACCATCTAGCTCAAGTTTATTTCCATTATCAACAATCCCAATCCCAAATATGGTATTGCCATTAGCAAAAATCCTAGACACCTGAGACCCACCAATAGATTGAACTACAACTCCATCAGTATAGCTATGTACAGTTGACCTCGGTGATCCGAAGTTGTTCATCTGTATAGTGTACGCATAAGCAGTCAAACCACTATTCGTAAAGGTTACTGACCCACCCGTTGCACTATTATATTGAAAGTTAAAGTTATTTGAGCCATAGGATAGTGGGCTATCAATCAAAGATGTAGCACCACCCCACATTGGTAAAGTGAAAATTGTACCAGTCCCTGTTACAGGATTGGTTAATGCGTTCTGCTTATTGTTAAATGTATTCCAGTCAGTGCTAGACAGATATCCATCTGAGCTTGCTCCTGCCTGCGTAATCCCTATCGTACCTGATCCTGTAATAGTTCCTCCTGTTAATGGACCACTAGTACCAACACTAGTTACGGTGCCAACATTCCAAGTTCTATTAGCAGTTAAGTCAAATGTTACACCATTGATAGTTAAGGTCCTGCTACTTGATACTCCATCAGTAATACCATACCCAGCTAATGTAGTAGGCGTTCCTGTGATTTTGGTCCATGCAAGTGAAGTAATCCATGATGGGTTAGCATAGCTCTGGTCTGTACGTACATCACCTACAGTCCATGTCCTATCAGCAGTCAAATCAAACTGAACGCCATTGATAGTAATATTTCTTGTTGCTGGAGGAGCACCGACATCACTGAAGTTAAGCACAACAGCGCCTGTGTACCCGTTAACGCTAACGACAGCATCGGTATTGTCTACCTTCTCCCAAGTTGAGCCATTAAAGATGGCCCAATCACCAAGCTTCCAGTCAGTAATTCCGTTTAGGTTGGTACTACCTGCAACACTTACTACATAATAGTATCCCTTTGTACCTACTGAACTCTGTAGGAATG